TCAGTGATTGATATTGACCAAGACATGCTCAAAGGGGATTACTATGTCGATGTCACTACTAATACAAGTGAAATTGCTAGTGCAGCAATCCGACAAGACCAAATCCTCAAGTATGTCAGTGCTATTTGACCTGTTATACAAAACTACATGCTTGCACAACAAGCTGGTCAAGAGAATTTAATTTCAGTCGAACAAACAATGTGAGAACTTGCTCGTGCTTACAATGTACCGCAAAAAGACTCTACAAGAGAAGTAGAACTCAAAGACAAGGCAGAAGAAGTAAAAGCTAAACTTACAGCACTCGCACAATCACAAGGTGCTAATTTACCTCCTAATCCTACAAATGTACCGACTTGAACCCCTCCGCCAATCGCTTAATCCTATCATTGAATCATTCAACGAATACGGAATTGATGCAAACGATATAGAACTAATCGTACCTGCAATTCCTGCGATTATAAAGATGCTCCAAAATGCTAAACTCGATAATAAGCTCGGACTTTTAACTGGAGAATTTAGAGGTAAAGAAAACGATGTCTATATCCGAGAAGAATGCCTCATAGATTTACAAGAATATTTCAAGACTCTTCCTGAAAAACTAGAACAGGCTAGAGCTAAGAAAATTATAAAAGAAGCAGAAAACCAAATAAGTAAAGAGAGTTAGTAAGATTTTGTCGTAAATACGATATAATACATATAAGGCACTACCTAGTAGTAAACCCTTATTTTTTAATAGACCTCGCTTATGAGCGACAACTCTACTGTCACAGATGAAGAGGCTGTAAAAACCCCTCCAGTGATTGAGCTTTCATCCATTACGGATGATGACGCTCGTGCTCTCGCAAAAAGATACGCTGAACAAGAGCGTTGAAAACTGACGGAATCAGTGCGTAACACACTCGCTACTTTCGCTCGTGACCCAGTAAAAGGGTTAGAGATGATGGATAGCATAGACCCTAATGTTTCTAAGAGAGTGTTGAAGGATTTATGAGTCGGTTCAGTGGAGGAATTGGCTAAAAAGACAGAGTGACTCTCGGAAGAGAAAATCACTTCTATCATAGAAGCAAAACTCAAAGAAACATCTGTTCGTGATGTGAAAACATCTATCGAAACAAAGATGTCTCAACTCCCTGAATCAATAAGGGAATTGGCTAAAGCAGAATTTACAGATTTAACTGAATGACGGTCTCTCTCACCAGAGAAGCTCGAAGCGATGGCTGAAAAAGCTGTCAATCTCGCACGCGTACAATCAGGTACATTTGAAAAAACAGCTAAACTCAATTTCTCTTCTCAAAATGTAGCATCAGTAGAAAATACTTCTCAATGAAGTGATTTCCTACAAAATACTAATCATCCTTTCTTCTCTAAATTTAAACAATAATCTATGAATAAAATTCATCACAAAACTCTAGAAGCACAGAAACGAAGAGAAGCAGAAGCTAACGCAGATGTAACTCAAGTTATTGCTCCTACTGAAGTTGCACCTGATACAAAAGTATTAGTAGATAAAGATTTCCTTGATAGACAAAATGCTATTATCGAATCATTGGCTCTCCGCATGGCTCAATTCGAGTCTACAGCGAACGCACCAAAGAAAGCCGATATAAGCAAAAGTAAAATATACGAATGACCCCTTACACTTTCATATTATCTCTTTAATAAGAATAACAAAAAAGTACCTATCGTGGACTACCATTCTGAAAAGAAACATGAACAGTATTCAGGAATGTCATTCAAAAATGTTTACGGTCAAATAGAAAGCAATCAAATTATAGTTGTGACACTTGCAGACGGAGACACAAAAGAAGTCGATTCTCTCTATCTCGCAGAGGCAGAGGCAAGTGAACCACAAGTACCTAAATTTGTTATTGATAAACAGGGAATGAAGTTCCCTTGAAATTCAGAGTCAATATGGGCAATAGATGACCAGAAGAGACGAAACTTTCTTCGACAAATCTCTGCATTCGTATTCGACTGGAATGGACAGGAAATCACAATCCCTATGAATCTCATAGCTTCTACAAAAACTCAACTTATCGAATCTTAATCTCTCTATTATGTATCTAGGCGAAAAAGAAATAGTATCAACTCTTGATACAACAGTTACTTTCAAAGGTGGTAAAAAACAGGAATTAACTCTGAATGAAAAGGCACTCCTCTTAACAGAAGAACCTCTCACTCAAGAAGAGTTCCAAGAAAGGAAGTTCATGGCAGTAATGACTCTTTTGTCTGAATGCTATGACACTCTTAACCTCTCGTATGCTGAGTTCGCAGAAGGTGTAAGACGATTCGATGCTTCTTTCATGAAACAAAGAAATCTCGCTATCGTCAATGCTCTCGGAATAAAAGTAAATGAAGGTCAAGACCCTACTGACATATCTCTTATAACTTATAAAGATATGCTCAGGTTCCAACCTAAAAAGTAATTCTATTTCTACAACGAATGTGTCCTCTGATGAGGACTTTTTTCGTGTATTTATTTATTTTATTTTAATTTTATGGCTAACTTCAATCCTGTTACCCCAATCGGTACAGTAAACACAGTCGGCAACACAGGTTTCCGCCCTTTCGATGGGGAATGGACACTTCGTGATGCTCAGGTCAAGGAATCTACCGCTTATGCAGGTCAAATTGCTATGCGATGGGAAATTGCAACTAACGATGTTACAGGTAAGCTCGTAGCTGGTTCTACTAACTCTGGTGTGAACTCTACTGGTGCTGACTTCTTCGGTATTCTCGTTGCTCCTATTCGTTCTACAGATACAGATTATGCAACTGCTTTCAAGAAAAAGACATTCTACGTTCCAGTAGGTACTCGTTCACGAGCATACGCTACTATTGGTACTGGTACATTTACTCCAGCTGATGTAGGTAAAACTGTCGCAATCCACTCTGACGCTGCTTCTATCGCTATTGATACGAAAGGTCTCGGTTGTCGTGTAGTTGCTTATGTAGATTCTACAACTGCTGTTGTTGAGTTCTCTTGTCCTACTACTCTCACTGCTTAATTCTCTAACCTACTAAATTATGACCGCTAATAGCTATTCTGGTAATATTAATACCTTACCAGAACTCGTAGATGTCGTGAATCGTACATTCCGACCTTACCAAGAATCATACAAGGGAGTTTTTCAGAATGCTAATTTTGTCATCAAAGATGCAAAAGGTCGCAACACTGGTAACTCTACTCTCTATGCTGAAAGAATCATCACTAACCGATACGCAGGTATCCGTGTAGATGGTGACCTTACTCCTATCTCTCCTCTCCAGTATGGTTATGAGAAACCTCTGATTGTAAACTCAATCACTCAGGCTATCAATATCTCATACGGACTTCACACATTCGGAAGACTCAATGACAGTCTCGACCAAATGCAAATGCTCATTGAATGACCTATGCAGAAACTCGAAATTGACCTTGCTAACCGATTTACTTACGCTTGGGACACTTCATATACAGACAATCGTGGAAACACTATTGATACTACTATGGGTGACGGTCTCGCTAAAATCTCTACTGTTCATACAGTCACAGGTTCTAGTTCTACTTTCTCAAATCAAGTAGCTGCTAACCCTGCTTTCTCTAAAGGCTCACTCGTAGCTGCTAAGAAAATAGGTCAGCGTGGTACTATCGACAATCTCGGTGTCAATACTCCATTTATCCCAGATGTAATTATTACTTCAGATGATGAAGATACAGTTCTTGCTGTCAAGGAACTCCTTAACGCAACTGCTGATGTTACATCTACAAATGCTAACACATACAACAACTATACAAATGCGACATATACTCACATTTCGTCTGCTCTTGTTTGTACTAGCTCAAATGGTGTCCGTGATACAACAAAAGAAAAATATTGGTTCCTTGTAGACTCAAAACTCTCAAGCCTTTACCTCACAGTTGTTTCACAGCCTTACTACACAACTCCTACTCCATCTTCAAATGGTGTTGAACCTCTCTCTGGTTCTTGGTTGTTTACTTCAGGTATGGATTACGGTATCTGTGAAGTATCTGCTCGTGGAACTGTTGGTTCTAAGGGTACAGGTGCTTAATATTATTCTTAATCTTTAATTTATGGCTCAAGGTCTATACTCCGATAATCTCGGACTCTGAACAATCACCTTTGATGTCACTTCTTCAGACATTACTACTTCTCTTACTAACAAACTTCTTGTTATCGGAACTGGTGTTGTCGTTGAAGATGTCATCGTAGAAACAGATGCTACAGGTCTCGCTGGTGCTACTCTCTTCCAAGTGAAGAAAACTGACACAACAGGAGCTGCTATTATCTTTTCTCAGGCTGTTGCAAACCTCGGTGCTAATGCTACTTATGACCTCTCTACTGCTACGATTAAAAATCGTTCTGTTGTAGTTGGTGGTAAATACATTGGTGTCCTCGGTACTGCTTCTGCTGGTACAGGTGCTGGTGTAGCTCGTGTTACTGTCAAATTCAGACGAATGGACGCAACATCAACTATACAGGCTGTGTAACTCTTAACTACTCCTCTCCTCTCTTCGGAGGGGGGTAGGACTAGATTTATAACTAATAAAATTTATGTCTCTCGCCCATACCATTGTCTACGATATAACAAGTCAAACACCAGTCGCTAATGCTGTGCTTGCTTGTACATTATCAGATGGATTCAGAAATCAGGTCGTAACTCTCGTGCCTGCTGGTACTGTTTCTATGACTTTCAAATTCGCTGCTTCTGACCAAGATACTCAACCAGACTTCGCTGCTACTTCTACTGCTACAAACCAATGGCAATATATAGATGTCATTGACCTTGCTGACGGCTCATCTATTGATGGTGCCACAGGCGTTGCTCTCACTACTACAGCCACAAGACGACTAGAATACAATTCTAATGTCTCAAAATGGATAGGAATTGTTTGTACAGCATATGCGACAGGAACTATCGCAGGAAAAATCGCATTGTCCACAAACCAATAGTAATTCTTAATTTAACACTATGTCTAAAAAGAAAATAATCGACTCAGAACCCGTTGAAACTACCACAAAGGTAGAAACCCCTATTGAAGTAATAATCGAAGCTCCTACGCTCTCAGAAAGCGAACAAATCGTAGAAGGAAACAAAGAACTCGAACAGCTCAAAAAAGATGTTGCTCAGTCTCGTGCTGGTTTCGTAGAACAAACAGACAAACAAATAGCTAAAATCAAAGAACTCGATGAAACTATCGCTTCTAAACAAGCTAAGATTGACGAGTATAATGCTATTATCGAATCCATACCAGAAGCTCAAAAGAAGCTGTCAGATGCTCGTAATCAAGCAACTATCTTAATTTCTCAAGCTGAAACTTCTCTCAAGGAAATAGAAAAGAGAGAATCTACGCTCGCTAAAGCAACTGCTGAACTCGCTAAACAAAAATCTGAACTCGATGATACTAACTCTGCACAAGAAGCTCGCTCTGCTCTAATAGATGCTCGTGAAAAGGAATTGAAGGAAAGAGAAAAGGCAACAGATGGATTGAAAAAAGCTCTAGGAATTAAATAATATCAAATGGCAAGAACCGCAAATCAATTAAAATTTGCTACGTTCGCTAACTTTCCTGCTGTTGGTGGGACAGGTATTTTATATATTGCCACTGATACAAACACTATTTATAGATGGACTGGTTCTGCTTATGTAATGGTATGAGATGGTACATGAACTTGAACTGTCACTCAAATAAACACTGCTTGACTACTCTCTGGATGACCTATCACCTCAACAGGTACGATAACAACCTCAATGGCTACCAATAAATTGGCTGGTCGTTGAACTGCATGAACAGGAGTAATGGAAGAGATAACGTTAGGGACAGGATTATCACTTACAGGGAATACCTTAAACGCTAGTGGTGGGATAGACTGAACTCTTGTAGCAAATAGGCTCGTACTCTCTCTTGACACTGACACTATAACGACTGACTCTGCTTTTGTCTCTGACTCTACCAACGACAGAATAGGTATTCAGGCTGCAACACCACAAGTCCCACTACATGTTGTTTCTGCGACTGGTACAACACTTAATAACGTAACTGTTGGTAACGCCTCTCTAGTAGCTGAAACTCTCCCAAATATCCCCACTGGTTCTATTACTCAAATTGTAGAACCTGCTGCATGAAGCGGTGGCTCTGCAAGCTATGTAAACGGAGGAAGTGGTACAGCAATCACAGCAAATGGTTCTTCTTATGATTTCCGAATATCACCTTGTCTTTATGTAGCTTCACTTGGTACTTTCTATCGTTCTCAGTTTTACGAAACTGTTAGTGCTGGAACTGACCCAAATGATAGTCAATGATACGACATATCTCTCAGTTGGTGAACTGTTACTATATCAGGCGAGTCTGTGTACTATTTCGTAGAATACGATATAAATGGATGAGGTAGCTGGCAACCTATTGGACTCTATCCCACAACAAGCGAACTTCTAACCAATCTTTCTGGTAGTAATTCCACAACACCTTTTCCAACATACTACAATAACACACCATGAAGCCCTCCTACTGCCTTTACTGGTGGTTCAGCAAGCGGGCAAGATGTAGGTTATGGTGCTTTTTATGAAATACCTATTACAGTTTTAATGGAAGTAGACTCTGTACTGAATATAGGCGGTACTGATTATGTATCTGGCTCTCCTGCTTCTGGCTCGTTCGATGATACATGAATGGGTACTTATAACCCTGAAATTAGCTGGACTGATAACTGAGGTGCTACAAACGCTATCGCTCGTGTCTCTCAGGATAATGGTTCTACATGGATATATCAATATGTAGGTTCAACAACTTCTCCTTATAGATTTACCTCTACTTCAAATGATACTGCCGCAGAAGCACGATGGTGACAAACTTATTCAGGTGGGGTGGTAAATTATTACTTCACTCCGCACGGTCAAGGTTCTGCACCGTCTGGCTCAACTGTTTATAGCGTAGCGGGTACACAATATAGCACCGCTTTACCCGCTGACTCTCAAAACTATATTTTTAAACATATTTTCACTGGTAATACTTTGGGAAAGACTTTGGAAAACCAAATAAATTCTTACGGACAGTCATACGTTAGTGGAGAGTTTTATGATGTAGGATATACAACATGGTCTAGCGGCATAACAGTTACACCACAGTCATATGGATTTACTGGTACAGCACAGAACAGAGATTATAAGATTTACTCAAGTGGTTCTGGTATTTATTCAATTATACCTTACACAGCCTCGACAACTTCTGGCTCTGGTTCAAAATCTGTCTCACTTTCGTGGACACTCCCAAGCGGTATAACAACAGTAAAGATTTTACGTCAAGTTAATGGCGGTGGCTATACAGTGTCTAAAACAATATCAGGAACTTCAACAACTGACGATACAACTGACAACTCATGGAATGGTAACACAACAGTCACTCCTACCTCGATTGTCTGAGGTACAGCACGTTTTGATAAAGCTCTTACGACTCTAACAGACGAATGACAATTACTTATTGTTGAAAGCGGTAACACAGGAACAAGGTATTCTAAAATGTCTTTTGGTGTTGCAACAAGTTCTAGTGCCGCAGCTTCTTATCAGGCTCATATTTATTCTACTTCAAGTACAGGATATTTGAGCATGACGACTGGCAGATTAGAAGTATCATCTTCTCTTGGAGGTACAGCTAGCACAATGTTTGGAAACGCTAACATTATCAATAACAATAGTTCTTCTTCACAACATTTTCAAGTAAAAGGTGCTAATGATGCAAGTCTTATCAATACTCGTTCGGACATGGACACTGTATGATTCTGACAAGCTATCGGAAGTGACCAACAGACAACAGTACAAATACAACCTGCACGTTCTAGTGATGCTGGTCTCGTAATGAAATGACACGCTTCCCAAAGTGACTCATCTACAATTATTCGTACTCAAACCTCTGCTGGAACATACACAGGAGAAATTACAGTAGGTGGGTGGATGAGAACATCGACTGGTGCGGTAGGAAATCCTGCTCATTCTTGCAGAAGCGATACAAATACAGGTTTATATTTTCCTGCAAGTGATGTAATGGGTAGCGTAGCTGGATGAGTAGAACAAAATCGTGTAGACACTGGTGGTACTCGTATTCGATGATGAACAGCCTCTAGTACGTTTGCTCGTGTCTCTGGTACTCTTACAGCTAGTACAACTGCGGTGGGTAACGTAGGAACAGGTGAAGATAACCTCATTACATATACAGTTCCTGGAAATCTTCTTACAGTCAATTTAGATAGAATAAAATTTACATCTGCTGGTACTTTCGCTGCTAACATAAATAACAAACGTATACGAGTCTACTTTGGTACGACTGTACTTTTAGACACAACAGCTCTTGCACTAAACGGAGGAGATTGGGCTATTGATTGAGAAGTTATCAGAACAGGTGCAGCAACTCAAAAAGCATGGTGTAGATTTTCTTCATCAAATACTTTACTTACATCATTAGTAGATTATACTGCTCCTACGATGACTCTCTCCTCAAATCAAACATTCAAACTTACAGGAGAAGCAACAAGTAATAACGACATATCACAGGAGCTTTTAACTATTGATTACTGTCCATCTAACTAATATGGCTCTCTCTAAAACACTCGCATACAAAGGTCACGACTACTCCTACTGGGTAATAGGTGCTAAAGAGTACGATAAAAAAACAAACAGGACACGTTTTGCTCTTTGGGGCTATCGTGATAAAGAGGCACGAGAAGAAAACATAGAAAACTATATACCAGAATTTTCTAAAATATACGAAGTAGAGTGAGATAAAAGCACAGGAGAATGTTATGCAATCGCAAAACAATCTGTCATAAGTAAACAAATAACAAAGGTGTCAGAACCTGCGAAAACACGTGTAATTCAAGACGAAGAGGGCAAAGATATAGAGGAAATTATAGAACCTGAACAACCTGAACAGTTTGAAATGGTCGAACTAAATCCACTTGTTAATTCTTTAGATATTTAATATGAAACCTCAATACAGAGAACTCATTATATCTGCATTTAATACTTTTATATCTGCATTTCTCCTGACAATCCTTGCGATGCCTATTGATTTTGAAAACCTAACAAGGGGTACACTAATCGCTCTTGCCCTCACAGGTGCTAGAGCATGAGTAAAAGCAGTACAGCAATACATAGCTTCAAAAGTGTAATATGAACCTCCCCGATGTTAAATATAAGTTTCTCATAGCAGTATTTATACTTTGAATACCTGTATATTTAGGAGATGCACTACTAACAAGAGGTAACATACCTTTATGCGGTCTATTCTCCTCTCTGATGATACTAGACATGGGGCTAATAGTTCTTTTCTATGGTCTTATGGTTCTGGCAGTACACCAATCTAAGCTACAAGTATACCTCACACTCTCTAATATATTGTGTATTTCTTTTGCTTTCTCCTATCTCATAAATCATTTTCCAAATGGATTATAAAGCACTCATAGAGGGTCTGATGATGGGCTACGCAATATGAATTGTTACAGGTCTTGTACTTAATCAAAACTGACTTACAACAGAAAAAGTTGCTTCACTCGTCATCTGACTCTTCTGGCTTCTTTTTCATATATACACAATAATCTCTTGAGGTTCTGTACCTAACATTTTCGATATAGTCTGAGCTGGTGCAACCGCTTCTTTTGCCTGATTAAATCTTTCTACTATTCTTAAATCATTCAAAGGTAATGCGTAAACTTATATTTCATTCACGACTCATAGAACCAGCTCTTTGGTGGCTTTTCGATATAGTAGTTGGTGGTATGTTAGTTTGGTCAATAATCCGAATAGTTGCTCATTTCTGTATTTAGATATAATTATCCTATGGATATTCGAAGACTCATATTTGAAATTATAGCCCTCGTAGGCTTCCTCGCTTTATGTTACTTCTATTTCCACAGACAGGAAATTGTAAGTGTAGCGGTTGCAGATTACCTTGAAACACACGATTTTATTCCTATTAAATAATTATGAAAATGAAACCAGTTAAGAAAGGAACTTGAACCTATACTCTCGTTCCAAAGAAAATGAATGGGAAGAAAACTAAATACTTAGTTAAAAAATAATGGAAACTGTATTCCTCTTTGCAGACCAAATAGAACCACCTGAAACAGAAACAGACCCACTTGTTTCCAACTATGAAGATATGGTCTCGGCTATAATACAATGAATACCTGACCCTAGACTATATGAACCCGACAATACGAGAGATTAGAGATAGACTGACTCGATGAGAGTCATTGTCTTTTATTTCGCTCAAAACCTGAGTACCAGAAGACTGGATAAAAAAATGTTTTAAATTATGAACCATACACTCGACCTCGACCAACTCAAAGGCACAGAGTTTCTAGCATGAGGGTTCTCTCTTCTCGGAGATATAGATTTCCTCCTAGAAAACTCTCAGACCTGACCTGACCTCTATAAATACAATCAGAATGAGTTTGCTCAGGATTACTGATATAACCTTTGCACTCTATATTGATTTTTCCGAAGACTCTCGACTTTAATCGGCAGGGAATTAACTCCAGAAGAACGCAGAGCAATGTGCGAGGAACGAATTAAATTACGGTTCGATAAAAATGTCGGAGGCTATGTAGTAGACTGAGCCGATACCGTTCGCCACTGGCATAATAACTTATTCCCAAACGACCCTATCTTTTCAATTACGATAGACAACGAAGACCCTATACGACTTAAGTTCTTTCAAAAGGCTATTACGATTACTTCTTCGTTTCGTGCTAACGCTCAGTATAATCTCGATATTAAAGATGGAATCCTGAACAACCTCGATTACGGAAGACCTACTTATGGACACTGTGTGGGGTATCATCAGCTTATTAAGGAAGACAACTATCTAAACGAATATTCTTTCCGAAAAGTAGACGACTACTACGAACTTCTTAAGAAAAGTCTAGAAGGAAAGACCTCTATTGCTCTTTTTAAAGTCTCACAGCTCACAGAAACAGGTAAACTTATCTTATGAGCCATGAAGCTCGGAATGACGACCTGAGAGCGTTTAAATGAACTCTGTACACGATTTGAGTTCTCTAGGTTCGTTCTTAAAAAATATCCAGTAGACGAGAAACTCATTTGGAACAAAAAGAACCCTAATCTTCCTATCAGTCTATACGAAAGTTCAATAATGCTCCACAACGCCACTGATAAGAGGTTTCCTATTTACTTAGGTACGGATAGGAATAAGCAGATAATTCGTAGGGATTCTATATTGCTAGTGATGAAAGATTTAGTATAATTCTATTACATCGGAATATAAAAGGAACCGATGTAAGGACAGAAGCCCCAGTAATGGGGCTTTTTCTTGCAAAAATAGAAATATCCCTATAATGTTTAGGAAGTAGATTAAATGAATTTGAAAATTAATATCCGTTGTGTGGGTCAAGTTCTACTTCAAATTCAGCTTGTCCCACAGAGCGGTTATTTTTTATGAAAGATATACCTTGATACGAGTGACGGTACGCTATTACTGAGCATGGTTGAGTTTGGACTCATCCAAAACGAGGAATGAAGGGGAAATTTATGAAGACTAGGGTAAATAATATGTGATACGGAACAGTTCATTTAACTATGAATGGTAAGAGTACGGGCAAATTATTGCATAGATTGTTAGCTCTCACATATATTCCAAATCCAGATAATAAACCAGATATTAACCATAAAAACGGTAAAAAACTAGATAATCGAGTAGAAAATCTTGAGTGGTGTACCCGTTCTGAAAACTCTCTGCATTATCATAGAGAGTTGAAAGCAAAGAAGATTTATAAAAGAATAAAAAACTCCGATAAGACACCATATGTAGTCAAAGAGTTTACTTTATCACTACTTGGAAGTAGTTTAGATTGCTATGAAGTAGGGAGAAATAAAAAGATTGACAAAGTATTGACTTATGATTTATAGTATGTTACTATGTGAGCAACTTCGGTAAACGACAAGTTCTAATCAACGCCAAAGGCAACGAGCAGAACACCGCCACCGCAGTTAAAACCCCTTATTTCCTTTTCCTTTTTTTATGAAAGCAATACTCGCTATCATTATCCTGACATCAGCAATATCATCGTTCGCAGATGAAGTCCATTATTTCACAATTAGACGTGAATGAATGGTCTGTGCAGTCGATGTTCATGTCCGCTCTTCTTGAGTAATCAAGACTTCTACATTTTGTTACAAGAAATAATATGTACGAACTCCTTACCTACATTTGATTTGTAATAGGCTTCCTATTTGCTCTATGAGGCGTTATCGCTCTCATTCTTTTATTTTTTTCTTTTTTTAACTAATATGACAATTCCCCTTTACAAACTTGAAAAAGTCACTCGTGTCGAAGTTATCGACCACTCTGAAAATGCTAAAACATTCGGAAGAGCATTTGTAAAAATGGACTGCTCAAACGTAGAGCTTTCTCTCCAAGATGATGCTAGAACTCTTAAAATCTTCATAAAATAATATGTACCCTAAATACAAACACCTTACTCCTCAATGGCTCTCTAAACAAAAGAAGATGCTCCTTGTAGCAATAAACTACTTCTCTGACAAAGGTAACGACTCTATGCTCGAAAAATGTCTCTCTAAAATAGAGAAGTACCAAAGAATGCTCGATGCTAGTAAAAAACCATCTTATAAACCAAATTAATATGAATTCTAAGATATGTAAGAAATGTGGTAGAGAGTTTATAAAAGACCCTAGAATTAGCTATAAACAATGGAGAGATAGAATTTACTGCTCAGTAGAATGTATGCCTATTAAAACAAAAAAGGCTTATCTACGCTATTATTATTAATTTAATTTATGAATCATGCTTACACACCAAATATACAAAGGTCACGTAAAGACCTATGACACTCAAATAAAAAACTGAATTATACTCAGTCATTTGCTCTCAGAACACCAAGTAGACTTGGAATGTTCACCAAGAAAATAGGATGAAGGAAATTACTCTCTTTCTTTATTAATCTTGAAAATCTAATCAAATCTTATGAACGATAAAAACATACGACAAATATTATGATATATAGCACTCCTTGTTGCCCTTGTTCCTTTCCTCCTTATGTGGATGAGAGCAGAATGAGAAGCCCCCTACGATGATAGAGTGATAGAACTGATTGAAAGAGCCGAACTTAAACCAGTAGACCAAAACATAAAACACACAGAAATAAAATGAGATAAATATACTATCAGGGTAGGGTTGTGAGGTGGTCGGAAGCCAATACCAACATTGAGAGGTCTAACGACTCAGGAACGTGCCAAAGAATGGCTAGAATCGCAAGGCTCAACAAACGTAAAGACCTCACTTCATATCTGGCAAGAAATGTGAGAGAAGTATAAAATTGATTATACCGTTCCTCTATGTATTGCTTGGGCTGATTCATCACTTGGGAAAGCTCTCAAGTCTAAGAACAATGTGGGGAACGTATGAAATTCCGATAGAGGCGATGTAAAACACTTTGATTCACTAGAAAACTGAATAGAGGCTATTTTCTGGTCGCTAGGGCGTTGAAAGTATATGACAGGGCATACTATCATATGAACTCTCTCTTGAGAGGGTAGAAAGCGACTATGACTTCCATGATGTAACGAAGAAAAAGACTCTCGTAAAAAATGTTATGCAACCTCGCTAATCACTCACTCTACTAATGTAACTAACTGCCTCTCAGCTATCCACAACAAAGAGATACGAGAAGACTATCATTTCAGATTATGAACCTAGAAGCCCTCTGATTTAAAAAGTCTCCTAATCCTCGTCAGTGTATCCTCATAGATAAATACGGAATACGCTACAATCCCTCTAAAGATAGTTGGCATATCGTAGGAGCTAGTAGGTATCCAGTACCTTTCTATCCTGAAACAGAGGAAGAAATACTTATGGTAAGAAAGATATTTACAAAGAAGAAATAGGAATATAATACTCCAACGATAACTAAACAATGGCAGGGACAATTCTCGTAGAAGTCGCCTGTGTACAACCTCTTAAATGAGACAGACTACGATGAAGTTATCTACAATTGGGACTCCCTAGCAATAGGGAGTTTTTTAGTATAATAACCTATTGAAGTAAAAATCTTTTAACTAGCTATTGCAATTATTGGAAAGGTGTATATACTTTCTTTGTAATGCTCTAAGGGAAATTGTTTTTGTATTTAGAGGTTTGAGTGTAGGGGGTAGCATTACAATTTCCGCCTCCTGCACTGAAATCTCCAACGCAAAACGCATGGAGTGATACATAAAAATATATAGGCAACTGCTCGACTGGGAGTGGTATACTGACACGCCTACAAAATCCCTCTTTATTCACTTGCTACTTAAGGCAAACATAAAGGATGGAAACTGGAGATGAACGCCAGTAAAAAAATGAAGTCTCGTAACAGGTAGAAAAAAGCTATCTGAAGAGCTTTGATTGACCGAGAGCCAGATAAGGACATCACTAGAGAAACTACAATCTACCAACGAAATCGCCATAAAAACAACCAAGAGTTTTAGCGTTGTATTACTTAATAACTGGGATAAGTACCAAGAGATAATCGCCAACAAAGTACCCAACCAATCGCCAACCAATCGCCAACCAATCGCCACAGGAAGAGAAGGGAATAAAGAAAGAAAGAAAGAAGATACTATCGTATCTACAGAAATTGTAAAATCAGATAATAGGAATCAAGATATACAGAAGCTCATATATCATATCAAAGAGTTCTGTAGCTCTCGCTCCATTATTTATGACTCCACCGATGAGAGGAATTTTGCGAAGCATATAGTATCCGCTAAAGAGTTCGGCGAACTGTCAAAAGCAATGGGCAAGGAAAGAATAGAATTAGCTCTATCAATAATTGAGTTAGCTGAGATGGATAAGTTTTGGAGAGGAAAAGTGTGCTGACCGAAGTCTATCTATCAAAATAGAGCGAAGATTCTGAACAATGGAAGAGCGACCTACATAAATCAAAACTCAAACCCTGATGTTTTGGTTATTTAATTTTTTACTTTTATTTTATGACATGATTTGCTACACCTTGAAAAGAGGTACGAGACCACAAGATTATTTTCGTAAAGAGAGAGATAACACCTATCTGGATAACAGAAGGTCAAGCTATAGCAATAAGAACCCATCAAGGGCTATGGATTACTATTCACGAACATTCACACGACCCTAGCTCCGCAGTTCTATACGATGGGAAAAAGAGCAATATAGAGCAGATAATCCCGATGGACTGGAAAAAGATACAGGATTTTCAATGACTCCGATATTTCAATGATTTTGGAGAAAGTCGTCTCGTGGTAGATATGAATAATGATGATAGTGTAAGTCGGTATAAATGCTCTGGCTATCTATTTACTTTTTATATGGACTTGAAACATGGATTTTCCTACGCTCAGGATATTACGAAAGAATTACGAGATAAATTTCTCGACTGGGCAAAGGATAAAGACTATAAAACTGTCTCAGCTACTCTCCTAAAAGAAGTAGGAAAGTTGCAGACAGACACACTTTAATTCTTAACTATAATAACACTATGAAATTCAGAGATAAAGAAGATTTCAAAGATAGATGGTCAAAGTCTCTCAAAGAAATGTACTGAGACGAGTTTCCTAACTCAATATGTAATTTCACTTCTGAATTAGCTTGGACTATATTTAAAACTTAAATAACACCATGAAATACTTTGTTACTTATGAATCTGATGAAATCATCGATGATATTTTTTCTCGCCAAACAAGAAGAATAAGTATGTTAAATACACTTATAAATGGTGATTGCCTTGAGGTAATGCGTACTTTTGAAGATGAATCAATAGAGTGCATTATTACTTCTCCACCATACAATATTGGTAAAATGCACAGCAACCAAGAACAACACTGAACATACGAGGGAAACAATATGATAGAATCTGATTATCAAAAGTGGCAGATAGATTTTTTACATGAGTGTTTTCGCATCTTAAAGAAAGATGGCTCATTATTCTATAACCACAAGATTAGGATAAAGGATAAGATTGCAATTCACCCTATGCAGTGGATTTTGAAATCAGAATTTATCTTAAAGCAAGAAATAACATGGGATATGGGGAAGAGTGCCAATAGCGATAAAATAAGATTTTTTCCATATTCAGAGAGAATCTATTGGCTGGTAAAAGACAAGAATACTAAAATATTTAATAAAGAAAACCTATCAGATGTTTGGAGAGTAGTACCAAAACACAAGAGAAAAGAAATAGGGCATATTGCCGTTATGCCAGTTGAAATAGCAGAGAATATTATAAACGCAACAGACTATCAAGTTTTTCTCGACCCATTTGCTGGCTCGTGAACTACCTGAGTTGCCTGTCAGAACACCAACAGGAACTACATACTCATCGAAAAAGACGAATGATACTGCGACATAATTGAAAAGCGTTTACCCCACCCCACACACTTTAATTCTTAACTATAATAACATTATGAAACGCACCTATACAATCGAATTACAATCTGGTTCCGAATTTCAAGATAAAGTAATAAGAGAAATGCTAGACTGATTTTTCAAAGCATTACAAACACAGATTATACAACAGCATAGACACAACGATTTGAAAGTAACACAACATTTTCAATCAATATAATATGGAACTCAATAAACTATATAAAGGAGACTGCTTAAAAACTATGTATTCATTTCCTGACTGCTCTATTGACCTCACAGTCACTTCTCCTCCGTATGACAATCTCCGTAACTATAACGGGTATTCTTGGGATTTTGAATGAATAGCAAAAGAATTGTATAGAGTGACTAAACAAGGTGGTGTTGTGGTGTGGGTAGTAGGCGACCAGACAATCAAAGGAAGTGAAACAGGAACATCTTTTAGACAAGCTCTTTATTTTAAGGAGATAGGTTTTAATTTGCACGATACTATGATATATAAGAAGATAAATTTCGCTCCTTACGACCCAAAATGTAATAGATATTATCAAGAGTTTGAATATATGTTTATTTTTTCAAAGTGAAAAGTGAATAAATGCAACTATATAAGAGAGAATTGTATACATTTTTGATGATGTGCAGGAACATATTGAAGAAAACCAGATTGAAAATTAAGACTAGATAGAAAAGAAAAAAATAAAGACAGAAAAATATTAGAAACAAAAATAAAGGCAAATATATGGGATTACTCAAACATAAATAGAACAGGTCACCCAGCACCATTCCCAGAAAAATTAGCAGAAGACCACATACTCTCTTGGAGCAATGAATGAGACACTGTACTCGACCCTTTCGCTGGCTCTGGCACTACTCTCAAGATGGCTAAGAAGAATAACAGAAACTATATAGGTATAGAGATAAGCGAGGAATATTGCGACATAATTGAAAAGCGTTTACCCCACCCCACACACTTTAATTCTTAACTATAATAACACTATGAAACTTGACACACTATATAGATGAGACTGCCTTGAGATAATGAAACAGATACCAGATGGAAGTATAGATGCTATTATTACTGACCCACCATATTGAACTACTGCTTGCAAGTGGGATTCAGTTATACCTTTTGAGCCTATGTGGGAACAACTAAAGAGAATAATAAAACCTAATTGAGCTATTGTACTATTCGGTAGTGAGCCATTTAGTAGTGCTTTGAGGATGAGTAATATAAAAATGTATAAGTATGATTGGATATGGGAAAAGTCAAATAAAACAGGACACTTAAACATAAAAAGAAGACCATTTTTTAATACTGAGAATATTATTATATTTAATACTAATTCTTATAATCCGCAATGAATAATTCCATTCTGAAAGATTACTAAAAGATGATGAAACTGAGATAATTATTGAAAATCTTGAAAAGAAAATTTACAGGAATTTACAAACTATCCAACACAAATACTGCAGTACAAAAGTGAAAGTAAAACTATACACCCCACTCAAAAACCAGTAGCACTTATAGAATACCTTATAAAAACCTACACAAACGAATGAGAAACTGTCTTAGATTTTACTGCTGGCTCGTGAACCACTTGAGTTGCTTGCCAAAACACCAACAGAAACTACATACTTATTGAAAAGGATGAATGATACTGTGATATTATTGAAAAGCGTCTCTCCCCTCCCAAAACATTTATAGAGAAGTCTAGTGAGTAAACTTGCTTGAAAACATCTCTTTGAAAATGGAAAGTATATAGGATTTCCCACACTTTAATTCTTAACTATAATAACACTATGGAACTCTCCGAAAAACAAAAGGAATACCTCGCTAAGAAATACACTTGGGCATCTCCTAAGAATTATCCTCGCCTTGCTTACTACTTAAGAATTTCATTATGAAAGAAACAGTCTTAATACCTTTTTATGTCTAATTTCTATCTCAAAACTCCTGACTGAAAACACTTCCTCGCCTCTGATGATGGAGACTGTTACCGATACCACCACATGGTAAATGGATACCACAAAGAAGTATTGTCTGAAAAAGAATTTATAGAGAGATATGGCGATATAATGCAGTATTCACTTTAGTTATAGCATAAAAATAAGAACTAATATAAAATTGATTTGCAATTAGATATATTCTGAATATACTATCTCTATCAAATGATAACCACGAACAACAGGCAATGCCAACCGTTCACAACTTTCCTTTGATACGATACAGTTCTATTTCTTATCCTTCCTTTTATGCTTACCCTCCAAGATAAAGTAACAGTCGAAGACCCCTATGGAGACTTCTGTCGCTCTGAACGATACTCTTACGATGCAATGAGACAGAGAGAAGACCGAGATGAAGAACTAAATTATTAAACTATGAAAACTCTTAAAGAACTAAAGCCATGAGACTATATTTATATAGACTGGGTATGAAAAAGTAGAACTCTAGTAACTGAAAACAATGGTAGTGTGTTATGTTTACTAGTTTCAGGTCACGTAGAGACTATACAAGATTATGAAAGTATAGAAAAGATGAATTGGAGTTATGGAGGCACTACTAAAAATACTTTATTTGGGATTAAATATTATCCTGTAAACAATTAAATTATGAACCTCAAACAATCAATCCTTGCATACGAGAAAAAAAAGAAACCAAGAGACCTGCGTGGTGAATTATCGCACTATAAAGCATTGTCTCATGCTCTTACTTTCTACGCTGTATCTTCTACGATATTTTTAATTACTCTGTTGTTACTCAAATAATATGGAAAACTTAATATTCAAAAAAATCCCTAAAATCATGTCTCTTGTGGGTGTGGTTTGAAAGGATAGAAAAAACGAACAACAAGGATATAAGTTCCGAGGCATTGATGATATGTACAATGCTCTTAATAAGCACTTATCTGATGAAGGGGTATTTTGTACTTCGGAAGTTCTCAAAGACGAAAGAGAAGAAAGACTAACAAAGAACGGTTGACTGCTTATGTATTCAATTCTCACGATGAAATTTACTTTCTTTGCAGAAGATGGCAGTTCTGTATCGAGTACAACTATCGGTGAAGCTATGGACACTGGTGATAAAAGTATGAATAAAGCAATGTCTACCGCCTACAAGTACGCCCTAATGCAGATATTTTGTATTCCTACCGAAGAAGACAAAGACACTGAGAACCAAACACATGAAATTGCCCCTAAAAATACCCCTATTCGAGACGATGTACCCCAGACCCCTAAGGTATATCCTAAATCAGCTTTAGACGAGGTTATGGAACAAATGGAAGTCGAGACAGACATTGAACATCTGAAAACCTTGTACGCTCTTGGACTCGACAGAGTAAAAAGTGATAAGCAAAAAGCATTCTTTGACTCCTTTAAGGAGAAACAGAAGAAACGTATCTTAGCTCTTAACGTACATACAGCCTAATATGAAAGATATTCCTTGATATGAATGATTATACGCTTGCACAAATGATTGAAAGGTTTGGTCTTATCCTAAAACACATCTTGTGTATTCTCATGGAGGAAGAACATTATCAAAATGAAAGTTTTTGAAACTTTGATTAAAGAGAACTTGATATATTTGTGTAGAATTAGGAAAATGAAACTATAAATTAGTACATATTTCTCAAACTCTTAACATAGCTTTAGACCTATGTTAAAATAAATCAAAATATTTAACGCTATGCTCGATAGTGTGGTAGAAAATATAAAGAAGCTCCCCTCAGACCAGATAGATGATTTCAAACGGTTACCGATGGAAAAGCAGTATCAATATCTCAAAGATGCTCCTCTTGATGAATACCCTTCAAGAATAAGAGACATCTATCAACAAATGTATTAACTTTTTATTTCTTTATCCTTATTTTATGGATTTTATTTCCCAGCTCCTCCAAGTAGCACAGATATTCTGTCTACTTCTGATTTACTGGTCACTCCCAAAGTCTACGAAGACTCGAAAGAAACAGAAACGCCAGTATCGTCACACAGAGGCTTATTTCGCTAAAAAATTCAAATAATATGTACACACTCCTTTGACTCGCAATGATTTCTGGGCAATTCCTAGCAATAGTAAAAATGTTTGGTGGTCTCCAAAAGACTCCTAAGTGGCTCGATGTAACTATTGGTATCATGTTGATATTTATGTTTATTTCTCTCTGGTCTTACGCTACCAGATAACCTTTCCTTTTATGTTTTCCTTTTTAAAGGCTCAATGCCACAAGTCACAGGCTGACAGAGTTTTAGAACTCCTGCAAGCTCATAAGTGAGAACCTGTTTCACTCCCGATGATACTTGATTTAAGACCGAGAATAGCTCATCACACAGAATGTATCCGAGAACTCCGAGAAAGAGGATACGATATTGAGTGTAAGAGCTGGTTTACTGATACTCACGGAGACAAAGTACATTGCTCTCAGTATACGTTTAAAGGGATTTCTCTTTTACCTCACGAGAAACACAAGAAAATGAAAGGCTATACTAAAGAAGAATACGAAGAGTGAGTTAAAAAATGATTTAACGCTTGAATGAATCGTGAAGCTCCTAATGCAGAGGCTTATTTACAAAATATTTAATTATGGAACTACTTACACTCTCAATCCCTGTATGTTTATCAATGTTTTTAGTAGCTAGAATGAATATGGATGTAGAATCAAAAGTATTCTTCTTTATACTCGCTCTATCCTTTTACGTTATTTTAGTTTCTTTTATGGTGCTATAAATTTGAACTCAAACAAGCAATGAGACATTACGCACGCTTGAGAATCAAAATAACAAATAAACTATGAAACCACAATACAGATTTTTAATACAAGATGCTCGTTTCCTCGCAGAAGATGAGTATACACAAGACAGGTCTATATGCTTTTCTATTTGTAGTTCCCTAAAAGAAGCACAAGAAGAAAGAAAAGACTATGGAGATGACTGTGTAATAGTCCGTTACGAAGTAGACCCTGATTGAAAACTTCTTATCAACGAACAAATAATGCCTAACTAATATGCTCGAAACTATCAAACACGTTCCAGTAAAGTACCAAATGCCTCCTGAGATAAGAAAGATAATCAAGGAGACAGATGATTATGGAAACTGTTATTTTGACTGAGGTGTATTTTATAACAACAAACCATGAAAATCTACAAAATAACTATTGATGAGTATGACTGGGATTGCTTCAGTTGACATGTAATTATAGCCAATAATGTAAAAGAAGTTAGGGATATTGCTAAAATTGCCTCTGCTGATGAATGAAAAGAAATCTGGGAAACTGCTCGAATAGAAATGCTGGGAGAATATTCCTGAAAGAATAAAGAACCATTTATAGCTCTATCTGATTTTAACGCTGGATAATATGAAATCAAAACAAGAACTCCGAGAAAAGAAAGCAAGGATAAAACAGAAGCTCGCTATAAGGAAAATTAAACCTAAAAAGATAAAGCATAACCATAGTAACCTTGTAGAAGCCTGTGATACTGTATTTTCCCTCTATATTCGATTCGTTCGTGATTTAGATAAGCCCTGTATTACCTGCTGACGTTTTTACGAAGAATACGACAACTGACATTATCAAGTACGCCAACACATGAACACTAGGTTTTCCGAGTTAAATTGTGCCAAGCAGTGTAAAGGCTGTAATAAGTGGCAATTAGGCGAGCAGGTTATCTTCGGTAGGCGAATAGACGAAATACACGGTAAAGGCACCTCAGAAGCCCTAGAAATCTATGCTAGACAAGTCTCAACCATCAAACAAGCAGAACTCTTGGAAATCTATCAGAAATATCACGACATTCTCGTAGAAAACAAAATCCCATTTAAACCTATTAAAAAATACCTATGAAATATCTAAAACCCTCTTACCACAAAATAGACTACGACTGAAAATCACTCACCATGAAAGAATGGTCTGAATATTTAGGTATTAAATACCAAACTCTCTATCAAAGACTTCGTAAAGGATATGATTTAGATAAGGTTTTCGCAAAGGAAATCCCACAGGGTAACCCAAATTGGAGAAAGTAAAGTCGTTTCTGTAAAATTGATTTGCATTTGTAATAAATAGTGATATACTGTCTTTACAGTCGCAAGATTGATAACCTTTATTCCTTTTTATATGAGCAAGTACACACAATGGGCTAACAAGAGTGATTTCCAGAAACTCTATGATAGAATTACAGAACTTACCACTCTTCTTGGAGTAGAAAATGAAAATGACTGGAAGAAAATCAAGAGAGCGTCTGAAATGTCACTATGTGTCCTCGTTCAATGCTACGAGAAACAACTCAAGAAATTACAACCTGCTGAATAATTAAACGACCTGAGCAAGTCATAAACTGCTCCCTTTATGCTCTACTTCTTCTTCACTATCCCATTAGCAATTCTTCTCACTCCTTTCCTAGCAGTAGCTATTAAATATATAGCAGTAGAGAATCCAGTACCAAGTACGATTTACTGACTTCCAAAATATACTCATACTATTCAACCTTACGAGTTCTGACACCCTTTTCAGAAGAAAACCTGTCTATGGCTAAAGAATCTCCCTCCTCTGTACCCTACCCATATAACTGAAAAACCTCAGAGTACCAAAATACCATGAAACTGGTTTAATAAGTGAGGCAAAGACAGACAGAAAAATAGAAGCAAAACCTTCCAATGAATAGCCGATGCAATGGCTACACAATGGTCACCTCTACTTCCTTAATAAAGACTCTATGAACATACTCAAAAGATTTCTGAAAACAATATTATTCATTCCTATGGTTATGATTTCTGGTGCATGTGTTGTATTTTGACTTCCAGTTGCTTTAGTATATTGGATAATAACTGGTAAAGCGTGAGAATTTATACCATTAGCATGAGTCATTTTAATGCAGAAAATATACGATTTATCACATATAAACCCATACAAATGACACCCCTTCACCCATGCAGACATATTGGAAGCTCTTGGTGAGGATTGGGCTATGACATGGGACGGAAGACTTTTACATTATGAAAATGAAGTAACACCATTTTGGACTTGTTTTGATGAGGAATGAAAATTGTATGCTAAACTCCCCCAAAACCTCTCCGACCTCTCCCTCCCCGAATATGAGGAGACAAGGAAACAGCTTATACAACTTTTAACGAAATAGATATGGACTGCCCTAAATGCTACGATAAATGAAAATGACTAGTACAAATGTATCACAAATACGAAAAATGATGCAGTATAGCATACTGTCCGTGTTGAAAGCAAGTTATAATTTGATTTTGAGAGATAAAATAATCCCCTCACCCAATAACCCATTATGTACACACCAACAGAACAAGAATTGATAGAAATGGGGTTTAGAAAATCTTTACCGCACTTAGACACATATCACCTTTATATACCTACTTGGAACGGAGGAAACATACAAGATTTACAATATCTTCCTGATTTTGAATGAAAAGAGATAAAACATTGGCTACTCAATTACACCCCCATATTTCCTCACTCCAAATCCGACATAGAAACCCTTATCCGTCTCTTCACCAAATAAATATGCGAATATCACAAATCATAGCCCAACTCCAAAACATAAAAGATAATTGTTGAGGCGACCACGATATAAAAAGTATCAGTCATATAAATGCTCTTCCAGTTTTTGATATAGTGAATAACTGTACTCGGTATGAAGTACAAATAATCAGCCCCATTACCAAATAATCTTATGACAAAAATGCCATGCCCGTATTGTCAATGAAAATTTATACTCTACTGGGAGAAAAGAAAATTCTGGGCTGATAGACCAGTTCTCTGCTGACATTGTAAGTGAAAGTTCTGAGTAGTAGACGATTACAGAGTCATGAAAGCAAATCCTCACTCTATAAAAGATGACTGGATAGCGTGTAAATATCCCCCTATAAACCCCTAATCACCTCAAGTATGAAGACATCTGACTTTTTCTGACTCTGTGCATCTATGTATACAGTATGACTGCTTGTTTCTTTGCATAATACTTATTCACAATACTCGTTACTAATAATAATGATAATATACATTATCCTAATGATTTTAGCTCGTAAAGATAACCAATAACCTCCTCAAGTATGAAGACCGTCACCCTCAAACAAGCTCTCCGAAGAAAAAACATAGAAATAGCATTGAAAGAAAGCAATCAAGATATGCAAGATAACCTAGATAGATGGCTCGCTACTCCATTTCTCGACAGAATTATTGCCTTAAAGTATCCATTGTATCTCGCCCTAATTATGACCTGAGTAATTTTACTAGCATATTGACTCTGTGAATTGTACGCCTTTATTTGACTTTCTAAATGCTAATTTATGTCGATCCCCACCCCACAGACTATGAGAGAGAGATTCACAGAACAATTTATTGCTACTTTTTCAGATGATGAGTCTACTTTCTTTGAACGAGTAATGGCTTTCCTCGAATCTGAGGTTCTAGAGGCTGAGAGACGATGATACGGAAAGTATATGATGCTTGACTATCTACCCTTAAAGACTAAACTATAAGCAATGCGATGAAAAGGAACTAACATCAAAGTGAAAGCAAAGGTCTTAGAAGAGAAGATAAACGATATAAGTATGTCTTCTAGGGATATAGCTAAAAAACTCAAGGAAGAGGGTTTAGAAGTGTCAAATGACACAGTGTGTGACATCATAAATAATGAGTTGCCACAAGTTGCCACACAAGCAAAAAATGTTATAACATTGATTGAGGTAAATGATAACCTGCAATCTCAAGCTGATACTCTTTTAGCAAAAATACTATCCTCAGGAGAAGAAATAAAAGTGAGTGACCTTGTAAGTGTACGAGAGAGTGCTTTCAAACAGAACCAACTCCTCACTTGAGGCAAGACAGAGAATATAGGTGTTTCAGTCCTCTCCCCAGAAGAACAAGATAACCTCTTAAAGATACTCGGAAAATAGTATTGACCGATACAAATAACATATATAATTAGAACAAACGACCTCCATTTGGAATAACTCGTAGGTAGGATAACTCTTATTTACGACCAATGGCTCTCACACTCATCGACATACAAAACGCAGTCTACGCAATGCTTCGTGAGGATAGCAATTCTACTTCTGCTTATCCTCCATCATTCATTAACACAAAGATTAACGCAGCTCAGTACAGAATATGTGCTGGTACTATCGTAGACCCACAGGGGATGGCTATTAAGAAATTAAAGCTCCCTTTTCTCTTCAAACAAGCATTCTACGCAAACATAGCCAGCGTAGCCCTTACTGCTGATACTACAATCGGAGCTACTTCTCTTTCGGTAGATGATACTACGAATTACCCTACTTCAGGGTATTTGTGGATTCAGAATAACATAGTAACTTACACTGGAAAGACAAGCACAACGTTTACAGGTGTTACTGGAGTCCTCTATGCTTTCCTCTCTGGTACACGAGTCTATCCTATTTTTGCACTGCCTACTGACTACATGAATGCTCTGAGTCTCCAGTACAATAATGCTTTCCCACTCGAATATGTAGATGAGAATGAGATTTATCAGCTCGTGAACTCCATAAAAGTAGGATACAATCCTTATGTACAGAGTGGATACGTTCAAAATGGGATGGCGACAATGGCTCGAAGACGAGCTTTCTACTCTATTCTACAAGGACTTTATATCGCTCCGTTCTATCTCGACAACTCAGTCGGGATGTTTAACTTATCCTACGAGATGCTTCCTACTGCAATGGTGGTAGATAGTGACCCAACTGTCATAACAAATGATACACTTGCTCTTGATGCGATTTCAAACCTAGCAGTAGCTGATGTCCTCTTTGACCGTTGAGAAGAAGAGAGAGCTATCAGAAGGCTCAATTATGGTATTACAAGAACACGAGAACTCTATATATTCTACAATCGACAAGGAAGTGAAGACCAGTTCGGGAAGAGTGTGAGGATGCAAAAGTGAACTTGATATAACTTCTAGTAATGTCAAGGCAACTTTGTCCAGCGTGCTAGAGAAACAGTTTTGGCTTACATATCACATAATCATATTTTACCATGAGTTACGAGAGTTCCAAAGACATCTATCCGAAATGAACGTTCTCAGGTTGAGTTGTAACCAACACCCCCAATACTCAATTAGACCCTTCTTTTAGTCCTTATGGGCGTAACTTTCGTTTGTTAGGTGCTTCTATTACGAATAGACCATGACACGAACTCCTTGTAACTTTAGATGGAACTGGTTTCCCTAAATGAATCGGGTCTTACCTCCGAACAAACCCAACGAACGATAGAATGGTTGCAAGACAGAATGTAGACTCAACTCATAAGCTCGTTTCGATTACTGAGGCTTGAGTAGCTACGAACATCCTGACTAATTCAGACATCACTTCTGATAACAGAATGATATTCACAAACATTGCAGACGACCTCTTCTGCATGAATGGAGTAGACTTTGGTAAACTTACCTGAACGCTCTATCTACCCTTGACAGTCCGTAGACAATATACTGCTTCTGGTAGTAGGTTTACTTTCACTTCTTGAACTCCTGCTACTATTACGGATGCTAACTCTAACTGGATTTCACAAGGCTTCTTTGCAGGAATGGTGATTACTATTTCTTGAACTTCAAGCAATAACAAAAGCGTTACAATAGCAACTGTCACACCTGATACTATCACCCTTATAACTGGTGATACTTTAACGAATGAATGACCATGACCATGAACATTCACTGGAGCAACCATAGCTCCTTCCTTCTCGGTTTATTTCGCAGGTTGTCACTGGATAGGAGGATTCACTGTCGCTGGGTATACGAATCAAGTCTGGAAAAGCCCAACGAATGATGCTTCGAGCTTTACCACAACAGGCTCAGATGTATTCACGTTCCCAGAAAACGTTACTGGAATGGTCTGTACCGCTCAGTCTATATTCGTTTTTACAAAGAACACCGTCCATGTAGCGGATTTAGGGTCACAAGTCCAGACTGCTGGAGTCGTTACTTTCTCTTTCCGTGCCTTACAAACAACTGAAGGCTCTACGAACCACGCTTCTCTTTGTGCAGTAGGGTCAGATGTATACTACGTCTCCCCTTCCAACTCGATAAACAAGATTATAAGAGGGTCAAATGTATATGGTTTCGAAGTAGTAGCCCTATCTCAACGGAAGTATAAGGGTATTAATAACATAGCTGAACTGCTTGTACTCAATCAAACTCTCGTACATTCTCAGTCTCATCCTCAGCAAAACCTCGTTAAGTTCTTCTTTCAACAGAACGGAAGCACGATATGTGACTACTGTATCGTTTATGATGTGATTAAAGACATGTTCATTCTCGATACGAATAAGTATTTCTACGATGAAACCTTTTTTCACGGATACGTCTACGCTGTATCGAACGTCACTACTGAAGTCTTTAAAGACGAATTTGGTTGGGACGATGCTGGGTCGGCTATTTCTTTTGAATACTGGACAAAAGCATTTGACGAAGGAGAGGCTACCTTAAAGAAGTGTTACTGGGAAGCTCGGACTGATGTTGCTTTCTCAGAACTCGCTTCCTTAACTCAAGAAATCTGGATAAATTCTCAGGTTAATGTAAACGGAAACTTTCAAGGGAAACTCGTAGACACAATCACAGTCGATGACTCATCTGTGGAACTCGAAGTAGGTGGAATCGGTACAGAGGAGACAGGTACTTTCCCAGTCTGAGAAGAAGGAGTTACATTTTTCGATATGTTCTCTTGTGCTATTCTCCGAACAAGAGGGAATTTAAATACGAAAGGGAAAACAATTCAATTTAGATTTACAAGTAATATTCTAGGTGCTCAGGTATGGCTCAGAAGAATCGGTTATAAGATGGAAGTCCTGCCTCCAATCACTACCGACCTAACAAGTATGGCTGTTGTCTTCCTTGCTACGGAAGCTGGAGCTATCCTTTTGACAGAAGCTGGTAATCGTTTATTTATATAATATGGCTCAAAATCGTAAAATCTCACAGTTACCCTCATGAACTCCCACAACTTCAGATGTAGGCGTGATGGTTCAAGGTGGCGTGACAAAACAATATTCTCTCAATGCAACTCCAGTCTCTGCGACTATTCAAGCTGCGATAGATGCTGGTACAGGTGCTGTTGATTCAGTTAATGGTCAGACTGGTGTCGTAGTTCTCACAACTGCTGACATCGCTGATTCTACAAACAAAAGATATGTCACAGATGCTAACCTAACAGTCATCGGGAATACAAGCGGAACTAATACGGGAGACAACGCTACGAATACTCAGTATTCTGGTCTTGCTACTTCTAAACAAGATACTCTCGTATCAGGAACGAACATTAAAACAATAAACTCTACTTCTCTTCTCGGAAGTGGTAACATAGACACAACTCAAACAACTATTACAGGTAACGCCTGAACAGCTACTGCTTTGCAAACAGCTCGAACTATCGGAACAATCACAGGAGATGCTACTTCTGCTGGGTCTTCATTTGATGGAACAGCAAACAACACAAACTCTATTACAGTTACTAAAATAAACGGTACTTCTCTTGCAGGTCTTGGAACTGGTATTTTAAAAAACACAACAGGTACTTGAGTCCCTAGTATTGCCCTCAATTCAGACCTACCAGTGATGACTGCTACTGTATGAGGTGCTGTACCTACTCCTCCAAACAACACTACAACTTTTTTAAGATGAGATGGAACTTTCGCTACTCCATCTGGAGGCGGTACTGTTACTAGTGTGTCCGTAGCTTCTGCTAATGGTCTGGCTGGTACTGTGGCAAACGCTACTACAACCCCAGCTATCACGCTTTCAAC